ATAGCTTATCCAAAGCTTAAGAGCATGATAACTTCTATCAATGAAGAGATGGAACGTACTCTTCAAGACTCAAAAAGAGAAATTCGTTCTACTACACTGGCGCTTGAAGGATTCGATCAGAAGCTGGTTACTACCAAGAGTAACATCAGCACATTAGTAAACACTCAAGATAAGATTAACTCTTATCTTTCTAGAATTGATCTAACACCATCTGCTTCTAAAAGTGCCGGTGGTAACTTAATGTTACCCAACACGACAAAGTTAGAAACGAAAATAAAAGAAAAGCAACAAAAAAAGAATAATGAAAGCGGTAGTGAGAAAAGTACGGAAAAAGCTAAAGCAGAAGCAAAATCAAATATTAGTAAAGGTTCTTGGCTCAATAAATTTGGTAGACTTGTTAATATAGCATTTGTTGCAGAAGTATCGATAGACGCTTGGTCATATTGTTATAATTTGAACTCAAATGATCCAGACTACACTGAAAAGGTGGTAGGAAAGTTGGCACAAGCTGCTGGACAAATTGGTGTTGTTTATCTTGCCGCTGGTATGGGAGCCGCAGCCGGTGCCACAATAGGTTCGGTTATTCCTGGAGCAGGAACAATCGCCGGTATGATAGGTGGGGCTTTAGCCGGTCTAGCTGCAAGCTACTTCTTGAGTGATGACGTTGATGAATTAGCGCTTTGGGCAGTTCATAAAGTATTTGAATTGAAGAAGAAGTTTTCAAGTGAGAGTGGAAGCGGCACTACACCCGGTCCAGCAGGAGATACAACCGGCGGGCCTCTTTCAGCATTGTCTTCTTCTGATAACATCAAGTTTGTGGCAGATAAAATCATCTTTGCTTCTTCGAGAATCAGTGGAATAGGCGGCGGTGAAGCAATTGAAAGAGAACCATCTGGAGGCCAGCAGGCTCAAAACTTTGACTTTCCAATAGTACCTCAAACGAGTGGTGCAGCAGGGGCTGGAGGGGCTGTTTCTAGGGCACCTATGATAGATAGTACTCGATCGGCCGGTGCTTCAATGGGTAGCAGTGGTTTCTTGATTCCAGGAAGAAACTCGAGAGTCGCCGCAGGTAATAATCCTATGATTTCGGGATTCGGTGGAGGAGGTCAAATCCAGCCGGCAAGCTATGGTCCGAGTCAGACTGAAATTGGTCCTTCTGACAAGCCTCAAAACATACGCACCGAAGGTCCTCATGTAAATCTACAGGGTACGGATCCGCCTCTAGTAAAAGCTTTCTATGAAGCTGCGGCTGAGTATGGAAAACCAGTTATGATCTCTTCTGGCTATAGAAGTGATGAGTATCAAGCACAGCTTTATGCTAGGTTTCTATCTGGCGATAAAACTATCAAGATGGCCGCCAAACCGATGCAGGCTAGAGAAGTTACAATCGGAGGAAGAACCTATAACGTTCCAGGAGGTGGAAGAGGAAGTCCACATACTTATGGAATGGCCATCGACTCTCCAACTGCATCGGCTATGAATGCTGCTGGAGTTCTTAGAAAGCACGGACTATATCTACCATATCCAAAAGATGATGATGTGCATGTTCAGCTCATCAATGGAGCAAAGACTCCGGCTGGTCCTCCGGCCGGACAGCAGGTTGCTTCTGCACCTACCACGGGTGCAAACATTAATAAAACATCAGTCGATAATAAAGTTGCAAAAGAACAGGCTCAACAGCCTTCATCTGACACTAGAATCAATAACGTCATATCACAGAGCCCATCGCCACAATCGGGTGAACAACAAGTTGCACAGGCACCAACCGGTGAAGTCTCTTCTCGAGACAGAGTCGGTCGTCTCATAGCACAGACATAAAAAAGGGGGCCGAAGCCCCCTAGATTACTTTGCCAACTTCTTAAAGAATTCAAGACCATCGTCGTCGTCATCCATAGGGATGGCCGACTTTGACTTAAACTCCGGTTGAGCAATCTCTTCTGCCCAAGGAACATCGTTCTCTTTAGCTGCCGCTACCTTCACGGCTGCAGACTCACGAACCGACTGCATGACTGCAGCCTTATCGAGACCGAGGACTTTATTCAACTTAGCCTTGAGCTCATCGTAAGACTTGAACTTGCTTGGTGAGATAAATTCCTGCAGTGAATGCTGCTTCTTCCAAACAACTTCCATCTCATCATCATCTTCAAACAAAGCACTTGACTTTGCAAATTCAGACTTGTCGTAGTTACGATAGCCCTCGACATTACGAATCTTAAGCTTGAAGTTTGCACCTTCCCAGAAGTCAAATGGGTTCAATGCATCTTCATCTGCAAACTCTGGATTCATAGCCTCGTTGAGCTTATCGAAGATCTTCTTGCCATACTTAAACAAGAACACCTTACCCTCATTCTCAGGATTCTGCTGGTCAGTAATGACAAAGACGTTGCTGATGAAGTGGAGCTTACGCTTCTGCTTACGAGCAATTTCTTTGTCGGAATCGAGACCGGAATTCCAGAGAGTGTTGTTGAGCTCACCGACGGGATCTGGTTTACCAATAGTGGTCAGCGAGTTCTCGATGTACCAAGATCCAGTCGGACCCTGGAAGCCATGCTCAAAGATACGAACGAAAGGAGTATCTTCATTTGGAGGAGGTGGAAGGAAGCGGATAACCGCGTAGCCGTTGCCGGCTTTATCTACGTTGGGATACCAGAACCGATCATCCTTCTTGTTGTCGGTCTGACCTGCACCTGAGAGCTTATTGAGTTCTGATGTCAGTTAGTCCAGTGACGATTTACCAGACATCTTCTTGAGTTGTGAAAAATCTACCATTGTATTCTCCATATTGTTGTATTGATCGTATTGATGTATAGAGCAGTATAACGCTCCATTATTATTTATACCACACTAGATGATATAAGTAAACTAAAAAGGTAACTTAGCAGTCTTCTTGACGATGTTCTTGTCTTCTGCTTCTACCTGAAGCTTAGACCTAAGAACCGGATCTTTCTTGACGATGGATGCTGCATACTCCACCTCAACCCCGTTCTTCTCACACCAAGAGACGATAGCGTCTACATACTCAAGCTGGCCGTCACGTCTCATTGACTCGATGTCAGTAGCAAACTGATTTGCACTTATAAGTTTCATGTGTATCTCAAGACCTCTTTATCCTTCTTTAAAGTTATGGCGGCGTGGTGCCACCTGAGCTTCTCGTAGTAGTGAAACTCTAAAAAGTTAAAGAACTTGTCGGCCGAAGGTTGATCATCAAAAAACTTGCGTTCAAAGAGCTTGCGGCCCTTCCCACGAACTTCAACTTTATAGGGTTTCATGTTATACTCAATTTCCCGTTTTGGGTATAATGGTAGGGATGGAGGGATTTGAACCCCCGATAAAACCGTTATGAGCGGCTGGCCTTAACCACTTGGCGACATCCCCAGATTATGGAACAGTCATTAGAGTCCAAGTACCGTTTGCTGCTAAGAAGTAGTTACCTGCCGTCTTCTGTGCAGCGGTCGGCGGTGTAAATGTAAATGATACAGTTGAGTTAGCTACCGTTATTCCATTTGCATTTATTGCAAAGTATGTAGTGTTAGAGATAGTATTATTAGCGATAGTAACGTTTCCAGAGATACTGTCTGGATTTACTAATAAAGTTCTGGTTCTAGTATTTGCAGTAGCACCGGAAGATAGGTAGTTAGGTTCAGATGTGCTTATCGTTACACTATTAGAATTTACATTGATTGATTGAACTAGACTCGAGTTACCAAAAGCTATATTAACACTATTTGCGATAAGTGTCAATATATTATTTGAAGTATTATTGATGGTAAGAGTATTTGAATTTAACAGACTGATATACGTATTAGTATATGTACTCGTGCTGTTTGTATAAGTGTTAGTAAAAGATAAGTTGATGCTGCCATAAGATTGTGTAGCAGAATAAACTAGATTGGACGTATTGGCTCCAGTTACCGTAACGGATTTATTTAAGATACTGAGTACAGTCGTATTAGACGAAGTATTGACCGTGGTATTGCCCATAGTCAAAGAACTAGATGTCAGCTGACTGTTGACCGTACCGTTACTGATAGATAATGCATTAGATGACAGTAGGCTTATATAAGTGTTGGTGTATGTGCCAGTACTATTAGTGTATGTGTTAGTCAAAGATACGTTTACTGCAGAGTATGAGTATGTAGTCACATATGCTAAGTTGGTAGTGTTGGCACCAGATACAGTAACTGTCGTGTTTGAGATATTTAATAGAGTACTATTTGCGAGTGAATTTACTGTAGTATTACCAATAGACAGTGAATTAGAAGTCAATAGACTCGTGTATGTATTAGTGTACGTACTGGTGCTGTTGGTATAAGTGTTGGTAAGAAACACATTGACCGAACCATAAGAATATGTAGATACATATGCTAAGTTGGTAGTGTTGGCACCCGATACGGTTACATTGGTGTTTGAGATATTGAAAGTCGGCAGGTTAGAGATTGCCGGCGGTACCACTATTGCAGTAATATCCGCAGTGGCCGAAGTATTACCATTGGTAAGTGGTGCTGAAAAATTATCAGTGGTACTAAATGTTGAATTGGCGCCAGAGACTACTAAGTTTGGAGAAGAGAAACTTACTACCGTAGCAGTCGTATTAGAGCCATCCTGCTGATAGACTACGTCTCCTGGATTAAAAGTTCCATTAATCGAGCCGAGTGTTAGAGTCACACCAGTCGGTGTGTTTGTAACTGTAGTGTTGTTGGCATCTAAGTATAAAAAATTTGGCATCTAAAACCTTAAAAAATTGGCGACCGCTGGAGGATTCGAACCTCCGACCTACAGATTAGAAGTCTGTTGCTCTATCCAGCTGAGCTAAGCGGCCAATTCTATTAAGATCAAACCAGCAACCAATGAAAAAAACAAGATTGCTAAGATTTGATCGAACATATTAGAACTCCGTCTGGAAGAACATCACTTGAAACAGACGCCCATCTTGTAATCCTTCTCCAAAATAGTCCAGCGATGCGTGATACAGATCTGTCTTATACAGGATTAGTCTATTATATATGTTCCCGATTCGGTCGACCATCTCCCACTTTGTGTAGTCGTATCCAGGTGTACTG